CGGCGTACACGTCCCCGGCCTGCTGTGCGGCGGCAAGCGCGGCCTGTCCGCCCATCATCCCGGCGGTTCTCGCGCCCCGTACCGCTTGTTTCGTCGCCCCGCGCGTAGTTGCGAGGGCTTCTTGGTCGGCGAACTGTCCGGACCCGGCTTGAAGTCTCGCCATGTACTGTTCCGGCGTCTCCCCGAGCCTTTGCGCTACGGCTTGGTCATAGGCGGCCCCTTGCGTTGCGGCCCCTTCGCCCATGGCTTTGTACTGCCCGGCGGCAAGGGCTTCCTGTTCGCGGGCGGAGGCCTCGGACCTCTTGCCGAATTTCAAGGCCTGCTCGGCGGCTTTATCAGCCCCCATACCCATAGCACCGCCGACAACAGTTCCGATCCCTTTTCCGGCCGACTTCATGCCTTTTTTAATCGCCTTGCCTATGTTGAATCCCATGGTATTACCCCTTGTTTTTAACGACCGCCCTTTCGGCCGTCTCGATATAAGCGTGAACATTCATCAGCCACACCTTGGAGGCCGTTGAGAACTCCGTGGAGAACGCAAGGCACCGCTGCCGGGCCGGGATGAACTCTATGAAAGCGTATCCGTTGGAATCAAAAGGATTCGCCGTGTCCCCGAGGGTAAAGACGGATGTTTCCGTCCAGGCGTCTTCCTGATCGAAGGCTCTGAAAGTGATCGTGACATCGATTTCCGCCGGGGTTTCCATGTAAACGCGGAATACAATCTTCTTCGCCACCTGCCGGAAGTTTTCCAGGGACCCGTAGAAACCCGTTTGAAGGTCGAGCGTGAGAAGGTCGCCCTGCTGATCAAAGGTCCCGCCGTCCAAGACCCGCGCGAAGTCCACATCCGAGAACGCCCCGCCGTCGTAGGTGTCGTCAAATACAATCGGGGCGAAGGTGTCCCCGCCGTTGATCGTCTCGCCGATCACGTTCACCCGCTCGTATAAATACCGGGTCGAGGCGGAGCCGGAAACGAAATACAGGCCGGTTTCCGTCGAGAATATGCGGAAAGTAGGATAGGGCAGCGCGTTTTCCGTCGTTATATTGTCCCGGAGGAAAATCAGCGAGTCCGCGGTTACCAGTACCAGGGTATTATCTCGGACATTGTACGCGCCCTCCGATATTGCCCCCTTGACCGAAAGCCGCGCCGTTTTCGTTACCGTCCGGCCGCCGTCGAAGGTGAAAAGCGAGTTGTCGAAGGCCGACAGAAAATAGGCCAGGGTGGGGGAGGCGGCAAGGAATGCCAGCCCCCGAGCCTGCGCCACTTCGTCCAAGGCTTGAATCACTCCCGCGGCGAGCCGTGCTTGATAGATCGCGTCTCCGTCGAAGAGATAAATGTTTCCGAAAAGCGAAAACGCGGTATAGTCGCCCGGCGCCTCGTTCGCCAGCTGATAGGCGTCGTAGGCTTTTTCCCTAATCGCCGTCGAAGTGAGAAGCGAAATCGTCAGGTCTCCGTAAATCGCCCCGACAGGCGGCGGGATCCGGTTATCCTCGACATAGAGCGTGTCGGCGAGGGTCGCTTTCGTGATCCGGCTCATCGTTCCCCGGATTGAGACGAAATAATCCCCGGCGACGTACACGTCAATCGATTCGGTTGAGGGCGAGAAGAAAAGCCCCTCTAAAATCTCAACAATCGTTACGGCCGCCACATCTACCGCCGTTTTCTCGCCCGTATCGACCGATCCGCCGAAATTCCCCTGGTGTTTCGCTGTAAAAGCCTTGTCAGCGCCGCCCGGATCGGGGGTAAACCCGACGACAACGAACCCATTGAAGGCGTTTCCGCCGAATCCGATGGTGTTTTTGTTCGTATCGACGACATTCAGGGCCGAAATCGTGTTTACGACCCCGGTTCCGGGAGCAAGTTCTTGAATTCGCGTGTCTAAATCGTCGGAAATCTGCACAAAAGCGAATTGCGTATCCCCTCGGCGGTAAATAATCCAATATTCTGTCTGTATTTTGACGATATGGGGTGCATAACGCCCGGAAATTTCGCCGATTTCGGTAACAGGCTCCCCGATTGCGAGCTTATTCCATGAGGCCGAGAGGTACGCTCCTTCGTACAGGATCGTATGAACCTTAAGCGCGAGGTCGGAGGAGGAGTCTATTAGCCCGAAAAACTCCGGCGGGGTTTCGTGCCCGATTTCAAAGGTTTCTTCAAGTACCCCGTCAGACCATAACAGCTTTTTCGCCGACGCTGCGGTCGAATAGGCTACCACGATTCCGCCGGGAACTACATGGACCTCGGCGATGGAGTCGATTTCCGCCAGGGTGAGCGCCGCGATTGTCCAGGATGCCCCCGGAGGCGTAAAGGAATACCCGTAATCCGCCGGGGTTGCGTCTTGAAGCCCGTCCCGGAAGGCGTAGAAAACGACCGTAGAATTTGCCCAGTCGACGCGGGCGGTGAGTCCGTAGGCGTCCGTATAGGTTCCCTGCTGGGTCCCGTCGTCGGCGAGGCAGAATACCCGGCGGTCTGACGGGTCTTGTGAGCCGAGAATATAGCCATTGTCGTACCAGGCGAAGACCTGCGAAACATCGATAAACCCGCCCTGGTTGGCGATGGTGTAGGAGCCGCCGGCGGCGAGAAACACTTTGAGGTATAATTTCCCGGCGTTCTCGTACACCCCGACAACCGCGTCGAGGGTGGTATAGTCAAGGTCGATTCTGCGGATGATGAAGCATTGAAGGACGCCCGCCTCTGTTGCGATCTCTTTCGTCCGCAGCGGTATGAAGTCGCCCTCCGGGTCAAACTCCTCAATGACGGCCACAGTCCCGCGCATTCGGGTTGTCAGGATGGTTCCGTCCAGGGAAAAGGCCGCGTCATCGACTTGCGCGTCGATAAGGCCCCGAGTCTTCACCCCGTGCGGGGGTACGGTCCCGACTTCTTTATTTCCCGAGTAGGCCCGGTAGAAATTATTCACCGCGTCGTATTTCAGGCGGATTCTGCCGCCATTTTTGCAGTACAGGGTTTCGTTGTATAAGGAGTCGGATTCGGTCCCTATATAAAGATTCGTTACCCCGCCATCCCGCTCGATACCGTTATTCTTGACATGGGGCGCGGGTCCGTCGAGGGGCCGGACGAATTCCGGATGAGTGTCGGTGTTGATGCTTTGTATGAGGCCGAGCGCCTTGATCTGTTCCAAGCCCTACCTCCACGGGATATCGACGCCGCGGTATGCGTTGGCGATAGGCGCCGACTGCCACCGGTCCCGCTTGTTCACCGCCGAGATGAACCTTTCCCAGAGTTCGTTCCGCCTTTCCGACAGGCCGGAGTAGTCCCCGTTTTGTTTTCGCTTTATGTCGATTGCGATTTGATACGCGAGGATGCCCGGTTCAAGCTGGGGCGGGAAAATGATGTCCGTCGCCCCGGAGGTGTAAACGGTCGGAGCCGGGAAATACACCGCCCTGAAACTCGTATAGCTTCCTTCGCTGGGGAGGTAGAGCCGCAAGGTCGAACCCTTCAGTCTGTAGGACGGGTTATCGAGTTCGGCTTCGTTTTGCGGGTTGTACTTGTCGACGGACGGCCAGCGCTCCCCGCTCTTGTACTGAAGGACTCGCATTCGGTAAAACCCATTCGGAAGCGCGATGGTATACATGCCGGTATTCTGCGAAACCGCCGTCAGGGCCGCCAGAAGGAAAGCCCAGTCCGTCGCGAAATAGTCGTCATCAGAATTCAGGATCTGCTCGTAAATATCTCGATAGGATTCATTGATCGATGCAAGCTCCTCGGAGGAAGAGAAAAAAGAGGAATTATTGATGTCCGCAAGTTCGCGGGCTCTGTCTATAATTGCCTGGACGGTCATTCTTTTCTCCTCATCCAAAGAGAATAGGGGGCCGTAGCCCCCTATCGCTTAGGTCGAAGTCTCTCTTACGAAAGACACAACAGCGCAGTGCGCCGGGTTGCGGATGAAGAACGCGGCGTAGAGGTGGGTCGTTACCCTGGTCCCCTGGCCGTCGGCAAGGTCCGTCGGAGCCGTTGCGATGTAGTCATCAATGTTGAACTGATACTGGCTCGGAGGGGTCGCCTCGGAAGCGATTTTCGGGGAGCCGCCTTCGTTCGTGGCCGGCACTTCCTCGTTGATCGGCTTCGCGTTCGAGAGCATCGCCATACCGATGGATTCGGTCTCCAAGACGTAGGCCGTCCCTTTCGGGCAATACGGGTCGTCGACAACGTATTCAAGCCAGGTCGAGGAGAAGGAGAACATCATCTGGGATGCACCCCGGACCAGGGCGATTTTGTCCTTCTTCGTCGGTCCGTTGATCTGTTGGAAGTACTGCTTATAGGCGTCCAGTTCCTTGATGACCGTCGCGTAGTCTTCGTCGTTGAGGACGATCATGTCCGGCTTGCCGCCGTTCCGCCGTACCGCCCGGATCGCCCGGATCAGCGCGTTGGAGTAGGTTTCATTCGGGTTGGAAACGGTGTCCCGCAGTACGAATTCCCCCGCGAGGCGGGAGGGGTACAGCGAGCGGTCAACGCCGAAAAAGCTGGTTGCGATGTAGGTAGTCCACTCCGCGCCGTCCCGGTTGCCGACGGTCGGCAGCCAAGCCGCGAGGCCCGCGAAAAGCAGGGGATCGTTGGTGGAGCGGAAACCGTAGATACACACCCAGTCTCCGGGGGCCACCGTCGCATGATACTGCGCGGCGGTCGTTACCGTGGTCGTCCCGTCTCCGTTATCCTGTATTTTCGATACTTCCGCGGCGGTAGCTTCGCGCAGCGCTCCATTCGGATAGGGACCGGTTGCGAAAACAATCTGGCTTCCGATGTCCAGGCCCATGGCGCCCCAGCTTTCGATGGTGAAGATGAGGCGGCCCGCGTCAACGGTTTCCACCTTCGCCACTTCACCGAATCCGGTGCCGAATACCGCCGAGCCTACGGTCTTCCTCAAGGCCTCGTTGGAGGCGAAGAAGAATTCCTTGATCAGCGCAACGAAGGACCCTTCGTCCATGTCGGAGGCGTTATGCTCTTTCGGGGAGATTGCGAATCCCGAGAAGCACTGACCGTAGGTTACCTTCGCGGCCGTGTTCTTCGCACGGTTGGAAACCAGGGTAGCCAGGGTCGAGAAGTTGCCTGTTACGGCGCCGCCCCGGCTGTAGAGCATCGGGACGACGTAATACTTTCCGCTTGCGCGGAATTTGTTGATCTTGGCCAGCGTGGGGGAGTTCCGAAAAAGAGTGTTGTGGACGTCGTTTTCCTTGTAACACTCTTTTAAGACCGCCAGCACGTTGGCATCGGTAAAAGCTGCCATAGCTTATACCCTCCTGCTATTTCGCGGTTTTGAGGTATCGCTGAAGTTTCGGGTCAACGCCCGCCTTTTTAACTTCAACCTCAACGGCGGTTACGGGTTTGTCCCCCGCCGGTTTTGCTTCGTCTACGGGCGCGGCCTTCGCCTTTTCCAAGGCTTCCAGGATCGGCCCGAACTTTCCGCTGATCTGGTCGAGAGTTTCCTTGACCTTGGCGGAAAGCCCTTCGTCGCTGTACTCATCCGAGGCTTTGTATTCGTACAGGTCGTTACCGACCTCCTCATATACGTCCACGTCGGCGAGTTGTTTTACGATCTCGGAGAACCTTCCGAGCTCGGGGTATTTCTCACGGAGCATCCCGACAAACTCCCCTCTGTGCCGCTTGTCGATGACACCGTGGAGGCCCGACGTAAACCCGCCGAACTCCTCCTCGATGGTGTCGAGGCGACTTTTGATTTCTTGAAGCGCATCCGCGAGGATGGACAGCGCCTCCGCTACTTTGCGGAATTCCGGTTCAATGGCACCCTGAATAAGGCCGAGGTCTTTTTGCACATCGGCCTTGACCTCCGCGCCGCCCGGAACCGCGATTTCGTCAGCCATTCGCGTTTCCTCCCGCTAATGGATCCGGCACCGCTACGGGTGCCGGTCCGCCCACTACCGGGGACGGCTCCGGGGGCACAGGCCCAGCCGGTATTTCAGGCCCCGCGGGGGGCACAGGTTGCGGGGGATTCATCGCCGCATTCGTCTTGTTTTGAACCGCGATAATTTCCTTGAGGAGTTTTGAAAGGTTGGTTAGGTATTTCTCGTTGGATTCGTCCGCGGCAAGCCGGAGCATCCACCTGGTTGTTTCCGAGTAGAGCATTTCCATGTCGGCAATCGGGAGGAACGACACTTCGCCGGATTCTGCGACCTTTTGAACGACGGCCTGCGCGTAATCGTAAGACGCGGCCTGCGCGGAATAGGCGGATTCCAGGTCCGGGATTTCGAGGAGTTGCGCGAGCATCGTATCCGGCACCAGCCCCATGGCGCGTAATTGCTGGATCTGTTCCAGCTTCTTCGCCGGGTCTTTCGCCAGGGCAGAGCCTGCCGAGAATTGGATGGTGAAAAGGTCTTTTTGCTTTTTAATGTCCCGCCATTTCACCCCGGCCCGCCCGAGAGACGGGGGGAGCACGTCGGCGTTTTCGTCGAATACGTCGATACACGCGGCGGCGAGTTCAATAAAAACCTGTATGTAATTTTGCAGGGTAACGTTGAACCGCTCGGACTCGATATCCTCGAAAGTTTCCAGAGCGACGCCCGAATCAAGCCCCGACGGCTTTTTCCCCTGGGCGGAAAGCTGGGAGATTCCGGCTATCTCGTAGGCTTTTTGAATATAGGTTTCAAGAAGCTGTAGCCATTGCGGATTCATCGGCGGCGGGGTCGATACGACAGGCTGACCTCCGGCAGGCCCAGGCTTGAACCCGACGACAAGGGAAGCCTTGTTGGAAAGCATGGACTCGTTGACGCTCGGCCCATTCGGCCCCTCGGGAACGAATACCGTGTTGAAAAACCCGTTCCGGGTTGCGTCGTCGATTCTTACTTGGAGTTCGTCGATCTGGACCTGGATCGTGTAAAGCTCATCGATGAGGCCCGTCGTCATAAGACCCTTCGCGGGCTTTGTCCAAAACATGAACACGAAAGGCACGGAGGAAAAATTGATCTTCGTCGCCCGGAAGATCGTCCGCCCGTAGACGAAATATTTCTTTTTCTCGACCAGGTCGTAATAAATCATGAACTCATCGCGCGCGTTCCGGTCCCGGTCAAGGATCTTCGCTTCCTCGGGGTATTGCTGCTTGAGGAGGGAGTAGGGAAACTGCTTCTCGAACAACATGCACCGGGACAGATTCCGGCCGGCCGAATAGTGAAACTCTCCGGGGTCGACATAGACATTCCAGGGGAGAACGTGTTTTATCTCGTGCCGCTCATCGTCGATCCAAAACACCCCGGTATCGAATACCAGGGCATCCCGGAGCACCATCGGCGCCTGTTTGTAAACCGCCTGCGCGTCGTAGAAGGCGTCGAAAAAGTCTTGCGCCGACCGGCACGCCTTGATGGTTTGATAGTCCCCCCGTACGGAATTGAAGAACGGCCTGACCTTGGCCTGGGACATTTTCGATACGATGGTGTCGGTGGTGGATTTAAGGACGTTAAGGATCGTTTGTGTCCCGGCGCGGATGGAGTAAATCGGCTGATAGCCCTGGACGGCGTTGTAAACCGACCAAATGGAATCGGTCGCCCCCTTGCCGTTGTTATAGTACCGGTTAAGGTTTCGCTGGTATTTTGCTTCGCGCTGGGAAAGAAAGCCGTACAGGCGGCCTATGTCGTCGATAACCAAGGTTTCTTCTTGCGCGGTCGGCGTGAATTTCTCGGCTTTTACCACTCTTTCCCGCGGGGTAGTTCCGCCTCTCGGCTCCGGTTGCCGGATCGGTAAATCCTGATCTGGCCCCCGCTGGCGGGATAAATCGCCACCTCGGTATCCATCGGACAGGCGAGAAGAAACTTTTCGATGAGTCCTACTGTCAGGTCGTCAGAGGCAAGGACGCGCCGAGCCTTTTCAATCGCCTCGGCGTCCAGAGCTTGTTCAACGGCCTTTTTTGCCACTTTCCAGCGGCGAAACATGTTCACAGATTTTAAGTATACACATGATAAGGCATTTGTCAAGAATTAAGGCTAAATACTGCGCAACGGCGCAATGAATGGCACGGTTTACTGTTTGTTTTGACTAAACCAGTACCACACCGGCCGCATGGCGTAAAGAATCGCGTCGGCAAGGTCCGGGTGATAGGCCGCGTCATCAATCTTCCTGATTACCTGGTCGGAGTCGTCGTCCCGCCTCCATACGGTTCTTTCACACTCATGGGCGAACGCCGAATCAAGCGGAACCATGAACCGCCCCCCGGTGATGTCGTCCCGTAGCAGTTCTATCGCGGTGTCCTTGTCGGCTTTGTAGGCAGGCTCCACCGGAAGACCGTAAACGTAGTACAGGTCGTTTACGCTCTTCTTTCCGCCGCCGCCGGTATCCGAGTAGATCGTGATTTCTCCGTGGGGTAGGCCGAGCTCCCCGGCGTAGGCAATGCCTTTGCGCACCTCTATCGCCAGTTCCGCCACGCCCTGACGCCGTGCCTTGTGCTCGAACATCAGCCAGCGCATAGGGTTTTCGGTGATAGCGTAGGCAATGATGACAAACCCGTCGGCGTCTTCAAAGCCCAGGTCGAGGCCGGCCGTCAGGCGCACATTCGCCTTTCCGACGCGCTCAACCCACTCGGTAAACGCTTCCCAGCGATACAGGGAGGTTTTCGGCAGCGGGAAGACAAGCGCTTCGTTATCGTCGGAGTACTCCCCGTCAAGGAACCTCCTCCGCCGGGATTCGGAGAGTCCTTCAAGCTGGGTTTCGATGTACCCCGCGGCTAAGTTCTCGGTGTTGTCTTTCGGGTTCATCTGCACGAAGGCGTATTCTTGCGGATACTTAAGCGGCGCGTCTTCTATCGGGTCGACATGCTCCACGAAGAGTTTATATGTCCAATGTCCGCGCGAGGTCGGATTGAGGTCATAGAAAGCCCGAGGCTTACACCCGGCGATCTTTTGCGCGAGCCGGGTCAGGGTAAGCTGCACCGACGAATAGCCGATCTGTGAACACTCGTTGTAATAAATCGTGGCATACTCGCGCCCGAGAATCTTTTCAACCCGCTCCTTGTCGTCCAGGCCGTCAACCCATATTTCCGAGCCGTTTGAAAACTTTATGTAGTGGTCGGTTTCGTTCCAGGTCGGTTTCAGTCCGGGGAAAAAAGCGTCAATCGCTTTGAGGGTGTCGAGCCAGATTGACGCCTTGACGTGGTTATAGTGAAGTCGGCAAATCAGGTGCCGGGATCCGGGGAACCGGATTGCCCGCACCCAGACCAGGAAGCAGAAAAGAAAGGTTTTTCCCGAGCGAGAGCCGCCGTAGATGAGGAAGTGAGCCGCGCCCCCTTTGATCTTGGCGAGCGCTTCTTTTTGTTTCGCTGTAAGATTGACGCGGCACTCGACACGGATCACGTTACCCCATGACCGCCCGGCGCATAACCTCGAAGAACGGCGAATCGGTCTTGATGTACTCCTCCCCGTTTTCCTCGAACACGTCCCCGAGCACCCGCATAGCCACGTCGGCCAGTTCGCACCCCTCGGTGAAAAGGTCCGGCTCCGTCAGGTAGGTTTTACCCGTTTCGTCTTTATCCCACAGATGCCGGAACCCCGAGCGGGGATACCGGCGGTAGAATTCCTTTGCCGTTGATTCGGGGCCCCGCCCGTCGACACACAAGAGGTCCCGCACCAATCCGGCCTGTGCATGAGACAGAGCGGGTTTCGCTTTCGGCTGGTTGGCCGCGGGAATGTCGGCCGGCGGAACGGGGGGCCGAATGAACCACGATTTAATTTTAGTTGCGAGACGCTTCACTTTCCCTCCTCACTTCTTCCCGCGCCTTGACGGCGGTTGACCGGAGGCGCTTCATATCCTCCGGCCCATACCGGTAATCGGCGATCTTCCGCAGCGCACCCGAGGGCATACGGATGTAGGTTGCATTGGTCCCGAGTTCCACTTGAAAAGGGTCCGCATTCATCTTCGCCCACACGAACGCATTAAACCGCACCAAGAGCCATACCAGGGTACCGGCGAACATAAGCGCCCCGCCGATTGCGGCGATGTAAGCTACCACCGGGGCACCCACCGGACAAGAATCAAGGAGCAGAAAAAGCCGATTGCCCACACCACGATATACATGGCTTTCAGGCTCCGATCCGTCCGCAATTCCGGCACGAATATCCCGAGAATCGCCCGAGATATAAACAATAGCGGAATCCATCCCAAATACTGCAATAACTCCTTCACGCCTCCTCCTTGGGGTCAAACCCCTTCCACGTCGTCCTTCAAGACGATAATCATCGACCCGCCGCCCTCGACGTTGACCGATTGCACCGGCTTGCCGAGCCCCCGGTCCGCGAGGAGTTCCGCGCACCTCACGCGAACAGGCCACGGCGCCTCGGGGCTCTTCATGGTGTCATACTGGAATTGTACCGCTTCCGGGGCGAAGGTGGCCAGCATTTTTTTCACTTCGTCGGGAATCGGTTTCCGGCCCTCGGGGTGTCCGCTCTGCCCTTTCGGGAACGGCCGCCCGCGCACCTTTTTCTTGACCGCTGATTCCTCGCTCATAGCAGTTACACCACCTCGAATATCGCCGCGGAGGTCCCCGCGATCCTGTCGATGTACCGATACCTCCGCTTATGGGCGTTCATGTACTCGTATTGATACGCCAGCCCCGGATCCGGGTTCTTCTCGAAGTAGAAAAAGTCCATAAGGAAAAGCACCGTCCCCGGATCGAAGCCCTTCCCGAATGTCTTTATGGCGTGGTCGAAGAGCGGCTTGCGTTTGGAGGCGTCGTCAACATACAGCCCGATCCTTTCCCCGTTCCACATGGCCCCGCGCACGTCGCCCTTGTGGGAAACGATCTTGACCCCGGCTTGTTGGAATGGCGCGAGGTTGTATTTGAACACGCCCTCGGTGTCTTGGCCGCCTTTGAGCTTCACGCCGTTGGCCGCAGCCTTGGCTATCTCGCTTCCTGTGGCCTCGAAACGGTCATAAACGTGAATTCCCCCCGCCTGGGGGTTGCGAAGCGCTCCCAGCGCAAGATAGGCGGTACAGGAACCAAGCCACGCGCCCACCTCAACCACGCATCCGACGGATTTTGCCGCATATTCGCGTAAAAGGCTTCCGGCCTTCACTCCGTCCATCGTCGGTATGGCCTGCGCCAGCTTTTCCAGCCTCTGAATCTTCGTCATTGTTTCCTCCCCAGTACGACAACATTGTCGGAAACCGTGTCCGACACCTTCTCCGGCAGGGCCAGCGCGTCAATATCGGCAAACCCCGCCTCCCGCACCATCCGCGAGAGCTCGTAAACGCTCATGCTCACCGGGTCCGTCTCCGTCGGGCCTTTCGCGTGGTTGCTGCTGTGCTCGATTGCGATGATTCCCCCCGCGAAAAGCTGTTCATGCCACACGCGAAGGGTAGACGCCGGATCAAAAGAGTGGTCAAAGGCGTTTGAATATATAAAATTCGCAACCTCAAGCCAGGCGGGGTTCCGTTTGTTAAAATCCCAGCGGAAGATCATGCCCTCGGCGGGCTTGCCGATCTCCGTTCCGAAAACGAAACTTCCTCGGGGAAGATGTTTCGCAAACCAGGCGACTTCCTGCCCGGAGCGGACACCGTGGCAGATCCCCAGCTTGCGCTTTCCGTCGTCGATCCGCTTGGCGATGAAGGCTATGTTGCCTTCCCGCGCCCAGCACATCCGGAATTTCGCCCGGTAGCCTTTGCGCTGCGCCCGGACATATTCGGTGTAATCGGCGTAGGGATACACGGTCAATCGCTGATCCTCCGGAACCAGGTACGGTTCACGTCAAGCTCGATCCCGTCCATCCCGCCGAAATATTCCAGCACCGCTTTTTTGACTTCCCCCTGCTCGGGATGGTCGAAGTCATGCCCGCAGATAAATCCGCCGGCCTTTACTTTCGGACACCAGGCGACAATATCCCGGTAGCATCCCTGAAAGCTATGGTCCCCGTCGATGAACACGAAATCAAAAAGCCCATCGGCGTAAAACTGCGCGGCCGTTGCGGTATCGTTCCGCATAATGTCGATCCGGTCTTTTGCGAACTTTGTGCGGTTGACGGTTTCCAGGTATGCGGCAAGGTGGGCGGCGTTATCCTTCCGGGCGATCTCGGAGCCGGAATCGAAATAACTGTCCGCTTTATCCGGAGGCGTCCACCGGTCAATCATGGTCAGGTGAAGTTCGGGGCGGAGGCGTAGAAGCTGCTCGGCGCATTTGCCGTTCCACACGCCGACCTCGGCTCCCCGGATTGTCCGGTCCGAGGGGAGTCTACTTGCTATCGCTTCCCAGCGGTATTTTCTCTGCATCCCGCATTCTCCTTTCCCAAGAGTACCACAGGTTCATACATTTGCGCAAATTCTCCGGCTCCAGGTCGGCAGGCGCGTTTGAACACACCGCGTCCCGGAGTCGGCTTTTGACGTGGACAAGGCGCGAAGCCTCGTTAACGGCCGGCCAATCCTCATCGCACACGTTCCAGATCTTGCAGGGCAGGGGGACGATCTTCGCTATGTCGGTATTGTGCCTTTCGAGCATGAAGCCGAAAGAGGCTTGATTTTGTCCGCAATACCGTTTCGCGTAGAGCCCCCGGAACTTGGAATCGAGGTACATGGCGTTATCGATCTTCCGCCACTTTTCGAGAAACCGGATCGTCTTTTTGTTGTAACGCGCGAAAACCACTCCGGCGTTCACGGGAACATTCGCCCCGGCTGATCGGATCGTGTAGGCGAGGTCGAATTCCTCCCGCCAAGCGTCCCCGAGGGGGCCGAGGCACAGCATGTCGCAGTCGCAGAATATGCAGTCATCCGCGAGCTCTTGCAGGGTGTCGATCCACACCGATAGTTTGTAATTGTTTGAGGTTTGAAAGCGGCGGGCCTTGTAGGAATCGG